GCCGCCTCCGGGCGGTTTTTTATTGCTTGGAGATAAGTATGGGCGCAGCACAGCACCTGGACATCGCTGGCGCGAAAGGCGGCAGCAGCAAGCCGAAGACGCCTGTTGAGGCGCCGGACAGCCTACAGTCGACCAACATCGCGAGCATCCTGCTAGCCGTGGGGGAAGGGGAATTCGACGGCACGCCAACTGACCGTGACATTTACCTCGACAACACACCGATCATGGATGTCAGCGGCAACGTGAACTTCCCGGGCGTGAGTTGGGAGTGGCGTACAGGCAGCATCGATCAGGAATACATCAAGGGTATTCCTGCAATCGAGAACGAGAACACGGTTAACGTCGAGCTGCGTAGCGAAAACCCATTCACGCGCGCTCTGAGCAACACCCAGCTTTCGCGCCTACGCCTTCGCTTCACCTGGCCTCGCTTGGCCAGCCAGGACAGTAGTGGCAACACCAACGGGTATCGTATCGAGTATGCGATCGACATCGCTACCGACGGCGGTGCCTATGTCGAGGCTCACCGTGGCGCAGTGGACGGCAAGACCACCAACGGCTATCAGCGCTCCGTCAGCGTCGACCTTCCAGCCAGCACTTCGGGCTGGATGTTCCGTGTCCGTCGGATAACGCCGAACCAGAACAGTGGCACTGTAGCCGACACTATGACTATCGCCGGCTACACCGAAATCATCGACGAGAAACTGCGCTACCCGAACACCGCGCTTCTGTACATCGAGTTTGACGCCCAGCAGTTCCAGAACATCCCTGCGGTAACCGTGAAGTGCAAGGCCAAGCGCTGGCCGGTGCCGACCAACTACGATCCTGTGAATCGCATTTACACAGGCGTATGGGACGGTACCTTCAAGCAGGCCTGGACCAACAACCCGGCTTTCGTGACGTACGGCCTGTGCGTCGAGGACCGCTTTGGCTTGGGCAAGCGCATCAAGTCGTGGATGGTCGACAAGTGGGAGATGTACCGCATCGCCCAGTACTGCGACCAACTGGTGCCGAATGGGCAGGGCGGTCAGGAGCCGCGCTTCCTGTGCGACATTAACCTGCAGGGCCGCGCTGAGGCCTGGACCCTGCTGCGCGATCTGTCGGCGATCTACCGAGGGATGGTGTACTGGGCCCACGGTTCGCTGTTCATGCAGGCGGACATGCCACGCGCGCAGGACATCGACTACGTCTTCACCCGGGCCAACGTCATCGATGGCGAGTTCGTCTATGGCGGCGCCGAGCGCAATACGCACTACAGCCGCGCCCTGGTCAGCTACGACAATCCGGCCAACAACTACGACACCGACGTCATCCCGGTCACCGACCTGGCGCTGCAGCGCCGGTACCGCGATCGCCCGATCGAGATCTCGGCCATCGGCTGCACCCGCGCCTCCGAGGCTCAGCGCCGCGGTAAGTGGGCGCTGCTGAGCAATAGCCAGGACCGTACCGTTACCTTCAAGACCGGCATGGAAGGCCGTATCCCACTGCCTGGTTACGTCATCCCAGTGGCTGACGAGCTGGTGGCTGGCCGCCCGAACGGTGGCCGAATCTCGGCAGCCGCCGGGCGCGTCGTGACGCTGGACCGTGACGCGCCGATCAAGGCCGGCGATCGCCTTATCTTGAACCTACCGAACGGCACCGCCCAGGCACGCACTGTGCAGTCGGTCGCCGGTCGTGCGGTGACGGTGACCACTGCGTATGGCGTTCAGCCGGAGCCAGAGCTGCAGTGGGCGATCGACTACGACGACCTGGCGGTACAGCTGTTCCGAGTACTGAAGACCACTCGCACCCAGGAGGGCGACTACGAGATCACCGCGCTCGAGTTCAACCCGAGCAAGTTCGCTGCGATCGACACCGGCGCCAAGCTGGACGAACGCCCGATCAGCGTGATCCCGGTCAAGACTGTCCAGCCGCCGGCTAGCGTGTCCCTGACCTCGGCCTATGCCGTGGACCAAGGCATCGCGGTCAGCACCATGACGATTGCGTGGCCAGCAGTGCAGGGCGCAGTCGCATACGACGTGGAGTGGCGAAAGGACAACGGCAACTGGATCCGGCTGCAGCGTACCGGGGCCACTTCGGTTGACGTGGTCGGTATCTATGCTGGCGCCTACCTGGCCCGCG